TGTAACTAAAATCTATATTTATTTAGAAGTTTTATAAGTTTGATAAGAAATCATTAAATAAATTCAATTTATTCTCATCAAGTTTCTTCTGGGTGGTTAAGGTATTAATCTCCCTATAGGTTCTTTCTACGAACTTCTCACGTAGAATTCCTCCATCCCAAACCCAATCTTTTCCTTCCATAATTCCCTCTACAAATGCATCGGGAGCTGAAGGATCTGCAACTATATCAGCAGCAGTTGCTAACATAAAGTCATCACCTACGACATTGACACCTTCTCTTGTTTGTTTCAGTGAACCAATACCACGAGATGAAACTCCTAGTTTTACTCCTTCCTCAACGAGAGAAGCAGCAATCTTACCCATTGGTGTAGAAAGAATCTTTGCTTTACCAATGAAATTTTGTCCGTTCTCCCTAAGAGAAACGATTTTATGGGATACCCTATCAAGATTAACTGTTGGTCCTTCAGGGTGACCAAGTTCTCCAAGAGCACGTCCAGCTTGAATATGGTTTTCATTATACCGACCAACTTCCTTACGGAGAGTTTCCATCGGATACATTCTACCATTACGGTTTTTGATATTTCCTTGTAAGAAAACACCTTCAATATACATAGACTTTTTGCCGTTTTTATTTTCGACAAGAAACTCTACTGTTTCAATTTCTTCTCTAATGAGTTTCATTATGCATCCCCTGAGATTTGAACTTGTTGTATCCATAACGAACCAGCAGAACCGTTAGTAGCAATTCCTGCTACTTTATTAGACCTTACAATTTGAGAACCATTAAATGTGACACTAAAAGCAGTACTAATACCACTTGTGTCAACAGTCAATACCATTTTACTCTTAAAATAACCACCAGGACCAGCAGGACTATCAACGATACTTGCTACAGCAACATGATCGATCTTCTCCCACCAATTACTATCATTGGCAGTAGTTAATCCAACATAATCACCAGCAACAAATGGCCAAGAAACACCTTCTGGAGCCCAGACCGTAGTAGTTGCACCACCGTCAATACTTTCAACTGCTTGTGATCCTCTAGTTTGACCTAGAGTTTCAACTGTATCTGCCTTAATAATAAAGTCAGTATGTTTTGCAGTAGGGTTACCATCAATCCTGACACACATGTCAGTATCTTTAGCATACAACCTTACTGTTGATGATTGTACCTGGTACCCATCAGATTGTGCTGATGCTCCAGTTATGGACATCGACTGTCCTAATCCAATTGGTCTAAGTGCCATCTTATTAATAGGTCCATTTACTAGTTATTTAGAATACTTTTGCAGTAGATTGTTGAACTTCATCTTCGACTTCTGTTTCTGCTTCTGCTTCTACTTCAGTCTCAAGTTCTGCTTCTACTTCATCTACTTCACTTTCAACTTCAGATTGATCATCACCAAAGATTGATCCAGCTACTTCTGGTCTAAAACCATCAACTCTCTCTGCTGATTTAGCAAAAAGCATATCTTTGATTTTATCGCTAATTTGCGACGGCGACTCATCATTCACCATCATATCCATTAATTCATCCATATTTAGTAATAAAGTAGTTTAATCTTTAGTATTTATGTACTTTTGACGCTAGGGGTCTAGATTTCACCACCTTTAGGCATCGTCTTAGGTTTATCTTCTATTACTTCAGATTCTAAATCTGGTTCAGCAACAGGATCACCAGCTACTGGTGGTGCTCCTTGTTCCATTGGTTCATCCATTAAAGGAAGTCCAGTTTCAGGATCAATAGTAGCAGGATCAGGAATTATATTATTTGCAATTTCATAATCTATAATCTTATCCTGTTCAATAATTTCCTCATCAGTCTGACGAAGGATCTTACGTCTCACATAATCCTGTGAGAAGTACTTTCCAACATAAGGTGCTGCTGTTGCAACATTAGTTAATCGCTCATTTAGAAGTTCAGATTCCTTTAATTCTGAGAAATGATTGTCATATAAGAAGTCATATTGTATGTGCTCACTCATGACTTCCCAGTCTTCTGGAGTGATAACATTCTTCAATAATAGCTGAGTTCTCAGCATATCATTGAACATATTTGAGAATCTTTTTCTTAATCTACCAACAAACTTAGTGAATTTTAATTCATCTCTTAGTATTTCTGATGAACGACCTAAGTTAAATCCTCCTTCTCCATCCATTCTAGATGGTGGAACATTGAGTGAACGGTACAGTTTCTTCTTGAAGTACTCAATATCAGTGATTTCTCCAAGGTTTTGGCCTCCAGGAAGAGTAGAAATTTCAGTACCACGTCCTCCTTCCCTTCTAGGTAACCAGAAATCTTCCAACATCGCCATATACTTCTTGTCATCACGAATCTCACCAGTGTTTGCATCGTATACCAACTTGTTACGATATCTCATCATAACATCACGAAGATATTGTTCTGCTTTTATCTTAGGTAAATTACCTACATCTATATAAAATATTCTTCTCTCAGGAGCACGAGATAATCTGTATATAACAAGACTATCCTCAATCATTCTAAGTTGATTAAGTGCTTTAATTGCCTTGTGCAAATATGATAAAGTTGATCCCTTATTTCTATCTACTAATCCAGAGGTACAATATGTAATTGCATCTTTTGCAATTTTAATTCCATTACTTGCACCAGTTGCATTAATATTACCAGTAGGATATGAGCCTTTAGGATTGTATATGAAATATTCATCAATCTTTGGGAACTCATAATCCATAGGATTATCAGTCTGTATCTTAGTTAAATTAAATTTATCGTCTGGATTCTTTCTTTCTTGTCTAACATAACGCATTTTTAATGCATCTATGTAACGTAATTCTTGAAGACCTTCTTCAGGTTTCTTTAAATCTATAATCTTATGGTAATATAATCTACCATCTATATACCAATTCCTATAAATTTCATGTGCTTTTTTATCAAAGTCTAAAAGATCTTTAATAAACTTAAACTCATCTCTAATTTTATTCTTAATTCCATCACTTGCATTTAAATGATCTAGATCTATTTCAACAGGAGTGTCATTTAAATCACTAACAACTGCTTCATTTACAATATCTTCAATAGCACTATCCGCTTCAGGATGAAGTGCCATCTCACGATATCTTTTAATTAAATCAAATTCGGTTTTATAAACACCTTCAATGTCAACATAAGAACCAAAAAAACCACTACTCATATAATGGTCATTCCCGTCCTCGTTATTTGGAGGAACGGGAGAAACCGCAGTAGGAGATAGTGGTTCGGTGTTCTCTATCGAGAACCCAAATAATTTTGCCATGATTTATTTTTTACCTTATGACTATTTAGTTACCCGTTTGGACCGCCAGCCCCAGCAAAGCTGTAAGACTGAACTTGGAAGTCAACAGTAAACTCTTCTATAGTATCGCTTGAATCGTAAGATAAGTCAATAGCAGACACTGATGTTGGAAATATATCTATAAATTCATATTCCTTTAATACTGCATTTGCATCTCCAGCATTAGTCTGACTATTTGGAGTTGAACCTCTACCAAGTTGGAAAACTTTAGCATTGGTCATATATGCAGATGGATCTGTTGCACCAAGGTTATTATCTAACTTAGCAATCAAATCTACCCACTGCTCCATAGCATTTCTAATTCGGAAATTTTCATCATTAATTATAGTTACTGTCCAAGGTTCGATTGTCCTGTCTCCAGCAACTTTAAAAATACGACCTCTGAACGGTACATCAATGTTTGCAACAGTAGAAGCTGGCATTGATGCTGCCTTACACATATATCTAAAGATATCTGCGTCCCAACTAAGTCCAGCAGGTAGAGTTGTGAGTTCTACCTCAAACAGATTGGGTCTTGCGCCGCCACCTATCAGTGCCGACTTAAAATTAGAGATGGTCTTGTTCTCTTTGGTGGATGCCATAATTTTTTACTCTCCTTGTTAGTTATTTAGATAGATTAAACACGACCAGCGACTTCTTCAAAACTTACCCCAGTTCTAGTAGCAACGAACGTAAGTGTTACGTAGTTGATAGACTTGGCAGGTTTCAAGTAAATGTCTGCTCTGAACTCATTATTATCAATAACGTCAGGAGTGTTATTTGTAGTATCGCAAATAACTAGGAATCCGTAAAGTCCTCGTTTTGCTTCAACATCCCTCAGATAAGGTTCAACAATGTTTCTGAAGTTCGCTCTTGTTAATTCATCATTTAACTCAAAGAGTTGTGCTTCTGCAGCTTTCTGCAGTGCTTGCTCAATAGTAAGGAACAGACGACGAACGTTAATTCTATCAAATGCAGATGCATATGCTAGAGCAGTCTTATCTCCGAAGAGTAGTGTTCCTGTACCAGGTTGAGTAATAACGGAGTTAATTCTCAATGGATAAAGAATATCTCTTTGATCCTTGGTTGGGTTGTATGCAAGTTTAATTGCATTATTTAAAATACCTCTTTGCTGTCCAGCAGGTGAGAACCAAGGATAAGCAACGATATTTGTGCGACACATTAGTCCAGCAATGTCTCCATTACAAGGAATGTATCTAAACTCATTATTAAATCTGTCGTAAGTATACTTATATCCACTATCAAAGATTGCATAAGATGAAGATGAAAGTGGACTGAAGTAAGTAGTCAGATTAGTTGTCTGAGTAGTTGTGTTTGTAATATTTACAATGTCTGATCTGTGTGGTCCAATAGTAGCAACACAATCCTTTCTTGCTCCAGCAATTCCAATTAGATGGTTTGCTTTTGCCTGAGAAAGATCTCTTGCTCCAAGACCTGGCCCCATGATCAAGTAGTCAACTGCTACTTCATCTTTGTTTTCAAACTTACTATAAGCAGTCTTAAGATTGCTTAATTCAGCTTTCATTCCACCGTTTTCGCCAGGTGCGGGGATTGTATTATCATAATCTTGACCACCACCTAATGAATAAGTAACATTTCCAAGAGAGGAGAATGTTGTATCTTGTGCGTTCTGTCCCCATAAACCCTGAGCAGTTGTATAGGCAACAAAATTAGTACCAAATCCAGTTGCTCTTGGATTTTGTGGTTGTGCTTGAGCAGTGTTCCAGTAAAGATCTATTGCTTGTGATGGATTATATCCAGCATAAAGATTAGTAGAGAAATCTGCAATATACTGTTTGTAGTATATTTTTTGTGGAGCATTTACAGCGGAAACTGCATCAACTGCCTTAGAAAGACCTACATGCTTCTCAAGGATAGAACCTTGAATTCCAGTAACAACTCCAAGATCATCAACTACAGCAACGTGAATTCCATCTCCTTCACCATTTCTATCAGTAACATACTTGTTAGAAATTGGTTTTGGTGCAAGTGTTTTCCAGAATACTGTTGAGTTATCTAATCCAAGAACTTGCTCATTATACCAATCAAGCACAGAAGCTGGTGTAAATGCAGCTGCAGCAATACCACCACCAACTGTACCAGTGTTAATACCCGAACTGTTTACAAACCAAAGACTGTCTGAAGTATCAAATGCAGCATATGGAGTATTTTCTGCATAATCAATCTTAGTTTCAGTTCCTGCACTAGAGACTCTAGATACAACCTTAACTTCAACTGTTGAAAGACTATTTGTTGCATCAGTTGATACACCAGTAACAATACCTTTCAGATATCCACTAAACGTAGCAGTTGTTCCTGCTCCAGGAATAACTATATCACTTAATTCTGCCGTAACACCATATCCAATAATAGCACCAGCAGCATAAGGAGATATTGTTGTTAAACCTATAATCTGATCTGCTTTATCATCAATTGTACAAACTTTTAAACTGTTTGCCCAAGATCCAGGAGTTTTTGCTCCCCAGTAGTAATCAGTTGCTGATTTCCAATTTGCATTATAATCATCGTAGTTCTTAATCTTTAATGTACCACCACCTTTAACCGTAGTTGATGCAATACCAACACCAGCATTTGAGGTGCCAAGATTATCATCATCTGATCTACAAACTTTTAGTACTCCTCCGTATGACAGGTATGATGCACCTGACATCCAGTATTCGTATTGGGAATCTGTAGAAAGTGGTTTTCCAAAAGTGTTAATTAAATCGTCTTCTGTAGAAACTTGTATAGGATCTTCAACGGGACCTATTCTAAAAGGTCCAGCAATTGCGCCGATGTTATCTAAAACATTCTCAGCTCTTCCTACTGTTAAGTCAACCTCTCTAGTCAGTACCCCAGGAGATAATTGAGGAGTCGCCATGTTTTCTTTCTCCGAGTCTCAGTATTAATCTGAAATTATTTATTGTTTAAGATGTTTACATATAGTCCCACATATATGAGACATCTCCATATTCATCGGTATTCCACCTATCACCATCCTTATCTACGAAACTAGTATCATCCATTCCATCCGATATAAACCCAAAAGGTGCCATATCTTGTTCTATTTGATTCTTTTGTTCCTCATATAATCTTTTTCTAACATCCTGATCCGTAAGTTCTTTAAAATAATCCTGTGCTACTAACCATGCATATATGACAAGACACATAGCCAAGTCATCATTACATCCGTCTTCTGCTTCAAATGAATTGCTTTTCTGAATAAAAGTAGTTAATTCACTCAATATTTCATAATCACTGAATATCAATTTATCAGATTCTATAACAGTCTTTAAGTTAAGAGAACCAACCTTCTTTACAGTTTTGGACATCTTAACACCAAGTTGAGTCTTCTTACCAGAAAATCCCTGACCTACAACTTGACCTGCTCTACCTCGCATAGAACACATTAAAAGGTTTTCATATTCTAAAT